ACCCCGCCGTGACGGCCTTGCCGTGCCCTGCCTTGCCGTACCAGGCGATGCCGCGCCGGGCCTCGCCTCGACTGCCGGGCCCAGACGAGCCATGCCATCGGGACCGCGCCATCCCGGGCCGGGACTGCCGTGCACTGCCCCGCGACGCGCTGCCGCGCCGAGCCGCCCGCGCCCCGGTGAGCCGCGCCTTGCCCTCCGGCCGCGCCGCCCAGGCCTGGCCAGGCCTTGCCAAGCCGGGCCTTGACGGCCGGGCCGTGACGAGCCGAGCTATCCATTCTCTGCAGAACCACGCCATGGCTGCCGCGCCAAGCCGCACCGTGCCCTGCCTTGATCGGCCCAGCCGCGCCATGGCTGCCACGCCGCGAACTGCCATGCCCGGCCCTGCACCCTAAGCCGCGCCTGGCCAAGACGGCCTTGCTGGCCTCGCCTCGCCCGGACACGCCTATCGAGCCACGCCAAGCGACGACTGCCCCGCCAAGCTACCCATGCCCAGCCTTGCCATGCCTTAACTGCCGTGCCTTCCGGGCCCCGCCTCGTCAGGCCCTGCCGGGTCATGCCGGGCCCGGCCTTGCCGTGCCGGGACCGCTTCGCCAAGCAACCCATGCCCAGCCTTGCAAGGCCAGAACAGGCCGAGCCGAGCCAGGACCGCCTAGCCGAACACGGCCCGGCCGAGCGATCACCGCCGCTCCATGCCCTGACCGCCTAGCCCCTCCGTGCCCAGCCGTGCCCGGCCCAGCCAAGCCGGACGGCGCCATGCCGCGCCGGGACTGCCCAGCCAAGCCACGCCTTGCCCGGCTATCCAGGCCTCTCCGGCCCAGCCAGGCCACGCCTTGCCTTGCCATCCGGGCCTCGCCTAAACGGCCCTGCACGGCCACGCCTTGCCTTGCAATCCGGGCCGCGCCTGACCCTGGCTGCCTTGCCCTCCGGGCCGGGACGAGCCGTGACCGGCACTGACAAGCCCTGCCTAGCCCTCCCACGCATTGCCCTGCCTGGACTGCTTCGCGGTGCCGTGCCACGCGACGCGCCGCCGGGACGGGCCAAGCCTTGCCTCGGCCGCCACGCCGGGCCAGGCCGATCCTGGCACGGCCAGGCCCAGCCTAGGCAGCCGCGCCTGGCCGAGCGACGCCTCGCCGTGCCCAGCCGAAGACCCCTCGCGATGCCCCGGCGGCCCTGCCGCGCGATGCCGAGCGATCCGTGCTGCGTCAAGCCACGCGATGCCTTGCGCCTCCGGCCGCCCATGCCGCCTAAGCCACACGGTGCCATGCGTCTCCGGCCTAGCCACCCAGGCCTTGCAGCGCCGGGCCTTGCCATGCATCTCCGGCCGTCCATACCCTGGCTTGCATCTCCTGGCCCAGCCCTGACAGCCTAGCCGGGACGAGCCCCGCAACCCACGCCGCGCCCTGCCTCCCGGCCGAGCCATGCCTCGCCACGCCTCGCCTCCCGACCGAAACCACGCCACGCCATGACGCACCGGCCGCGCCGTGCCTTGCCGTGCCTGGCCCATCCAGGCTATCCGGGCCGGGCCCTGATCTTCCGCAAGTTTATAGCGAATCAGCGTCAGCCGGCAGCTCATCGCCATTCTGCAACCCGGCCTGGCGGCGGACGCCGACCACGCGGGGATCCTTGTAGCCGGCCGGGGCGTCGGCCGTGGTCCACTCGCGGACCTCCTGGACCTCGCCGTTGGGCCTCATCACCGGGGTCTGGTGCTCCTCCCCCTCCAGCGGCCTGCGCTCGCGGGCGCGGGCCAGGTCCCGGGTCCGGGCGGTGCGCCGGAACAGGGCGGCCTCGCTCGGCATGCCCTTGCGTTCCTCATCGGACTCCTCGGGGCGCTGGGACTGGTCGCCGGGGCCCTCGTCCTCCTCGCCCTCGGGCGGGGCAGCGGGCGGCTCGCCCTCGGCCTGCTCTTCCTCCTCCATGTCCTCCGGGCCGGGCGCCAGGGCCAGCAGGGGCCCTCCCGGCGGGGGCTCGGTGCCGAGGCGTGGCAGCGGCATGCCGCCCATGGAGATGCCCGGCGGGATGCCCTCGACCTGGGCGACGGGCGCGAAGTCGGCGGCCAGGTCCTGCGGCACCGGCAGGCCCTGGTCGCGCAGCGCGATGTAGGTCTGCTTGCGGGTGTCCTGCTCGGCCACGGCCTGGGCGACGGCCTCGTCCTGGGACCGGTTGACCTCCTCGTCCAGGTCCAGGTCCAGGTTGCGGGTCCGGGTCCGCTGGGAGATCGGGATGCCGCTGGCGCGCAGCGCCTCGACGAACTGGCGGGTCGCGTCCTCGTCCTTCAGGTTGAGCACCTTGAACCGGCGGTCGGGGACCAGCAGCCGGGGCTGCTCGACGAGGCGCTTCTCGCCGGTCTCCTCGTCGGTCTCCAGCACCTCCTCCATGATCACGTAGCGCTTGCCGCCGTGCTCGTTGTAGTCGTAATGCTCCTGCGCCTCGGCCACCACCATGGCCCGCTGCCGGAAGTGCCGCGCCTGGAACCGCTGGTACTTGGCCATCAGCATGGTGACCAGTTCCTTGTTCAGCGCGTCGGCTGCGTAAGTCTGGCCGCTGTTGTGCACCACGAAGTCATCGGCCAGGAAGTTGTGCGGCTCGCCATCCATCCGCAGGTCGTAAGTAGATTCCTGGCCGCAGGGCGTGATCGAGGACACCTTGTCAATGCCGACCTGCCAGAGCACGTTCCCGGTGTGGTCGTGATAACCGCCGTGGTGCTCGGCGTGCGTGCTGATCACCAGGTTGCCCGGGTCGTTGTTTTGCGTGTCCTCGTTATCGTGGTGGACGTGCAGCGATGAGGGCAGGAAGACCAGCTCCTTGCTGCGCACCGGGTCAGTGCGCAGGATCTCCACGAACTCCTCGTACGGCAGCTCGTTGAGCGCCGCCTCCATGACCAGCCGGTGCTGGTAGACCTTAAACCGCCGCTTGCCCCGGTGCAGCCCGTCGTTGCTCTGATGCGGGTGATACAGCGTGTGCACGACACGATAGCTCTTGTTCCATTCCCGGCCCCGGGCGCTGTGCCCGGTATTCACCCGGAGTTCGTCGCCGGGCTTCAGGTCCCGCAGCTTCACCCACCGGCCGCCGGCGACCTGGAACGGGTGCTCGGCCAAGGCCCTGATGCTGCGCCCGCCCTCGGTCCTGACCTCGAAGACATCCTTGACGCCCGAGCACCAGGCAGCGTCCAGGCGGCCCAGCCGGACCACGCCGCCATCGGCACGTGCCACGAGCGTCGGGATCTCGGGATCCCACCGCCTGCCGGGGAGATAGTCATCCTCCCCGTTGAACCGGGCCACCAGGTCCTTGATCTTCATCTGGAAGCCCTTGCCGGCCCGGCTGACGTGGATCATCACATCACCAGTCAAGCACTGCGCTCCCATCAGGAACGTTCTGCTCAGGCCGAACACCTGCAGGATGGAGTCCTCGATCCGCTCGAAGTCCGGGGTCAGGTCGGGCATGTTCTCGCGGCCGAGCACCGGCAGCATCTCGACGGCGAAGTTGTAGATCAGCGCGCGGAAGTCGCCGGCCAGGGCGGCGTCCAGGGCCAGCTCGAAGTTCTCCAGGTCGTCGTCGGTGGGGATCCACGGCTGGGAGGTGCCCAGGTCGGTGGCGCTGGCGCCGAGCTTGCACAGGATCAGCGGGGTGTACAGCCGGTCGGCGATCGAGTCCAGTGCGGTGTTGAGCATCTCCTTCTGCAGCATCGAGCGCATCGCCCGGGTCAGCAGCGGCACGCCGCGCACGTTGAACGTGTCGCCCCGGAACTTCAGCTGCTTCAGCAGGATGTTGCTGACCGGCATGAAGGTGTTCTCGGCGGTGTAGGCGGTCAGCTCGGGGTACTCGGCGACCAGCCGGTTGTACTCCCAGGCGGGCTGGCGGGTCTGCAGGATCTGCCGGATGGTCCAGGGCAGCCGGATGAAGTACCGGGGCTCCTTCAGGAACGGGCTGCGCTCGACCTTGACGTCATCGGGGTTGAGCAGCTCCTCGTCATCCCAGATGCCCAGGTCCTCGTTGAAGGTGGCGAACGGCCACGCCTCGCCGGAGGTCCAGTACTCCCGGCCGATGTCGACGGTGAACTCCTCGTAGTCCAGGTGCTCCTCGGTGAAGAACAGGTCGCCGTAGAAGTCCTCCAGCCGGGGGTCCTTGCACTCCAGGTGGT